AACCAATACCGCCTGTTGCCATATTGATAGTTACATCTCCAGTAGTCCCCCCACCTGTAAGGTTGGTCCCTGCTGTAACGGCTGTAATATCACCAACATTTTTGGTAAATCCTGCATCGTTGTTAAATATACTTAAGCCTATTTCATTGGCTGCTTTTCTTCTATCAGCACTAGCATCAAGCACAATAAATTCATCTGTGCCTACCATGGCTGCAGTCATGTCTGTTAATTCAGAAAGGTCTACATTTAAAGTAACGTTTCCTGTACCACCACCAGATAAACCTGTACCTGCTGTGATTGTTTGGTCAGCAGTAGCACCTGATTCAATACCATCTAATTTTGTACCGTCTGCTGCGACATCTCTGCCATCTACTGTACCTGAAACTGCAATATTTCCAGCGACATCTAATGCTTGTGATGGTGCTGTACCAATACCAAGCTGTCCATTATCAAATTTCATCTCAACACTTGCATAATTATCTGTTGAGAAGTTGATGGCCCTACCACCACCTGATGTACCTATATTAAAGTCTTGAGCATCTGAACCTGTAATAATGTCATTAGCTGTACCACCAACACCAAACTTAGCTAATGGTGTGCCAGTATCGCCCATTATGATTTCATTTTTATCGCCTACTGCATTAGTGTTTAGTACGAGGGTGAAGTCACCACTAGGATTATCAAAAACAACTTGTGAATTATTTACTGTTAAACCAGTAAGAGTACCGACTGAGGTTATGTTGGTTTGTGCTGCGGTTGATAGCGTTCCTGCTAGGGTATTTCCTGTAACTGTACCAGTTGTAGTAATAGCCGAAGAACCGACATTAATACTGCCAAAGCCAGATGTGATTGAGCCGCCATTTAAAGCACCAACACTTGTAATATTAGTTTGTGCTGGGTCTGTAACTTTAAGGTTAGCAAAAGCATCAACAACAGCTGCTCCTGCTCCTGCTCCGTCTGTATAGATGACTTTGACATCACCATTTGGAATCGTTACGTTGGCTCCTGAGCCTTGTGATATTGCTATTGACTGAGAACCGCTAGTAGCGTTTTCAATCATAAATATTTTAGAAACGGTATTAGGTGCTATTGTTAGTGTTCTGGTTGCAGTTAAAGATACGCCAGACGTTACTTTGACGTAAATACTTCTATATGGATCGGTTGAGCCGTCTGCTATTGTTTCTGTTTTATCGGCATCTGTATCAAAGGTTGCAACAGTAGAATAGCTAAAAGCTTCTGCAATAAGCTCTAGGTTTGTGTTAGTACTGGTTCCCCAAGTTCCTGACTCATCACCAGTTGCTATTTCTTTTAATCTTAAATCATTTACATATGTGGCCATTTATTTTCCTCAAATCTATTTTTATATATTTTATAGCGAAAGACCAAGTAATTTGGAGTCTGGGTCTCGTCGATTGCAGACTAGCCATTATGCAACCTCTTTCCATCCAGGAGTTTGCGTGTCTGTTATCCCATTATAGTTTGGAGTCTGACTGGTATCAACTAATCCCCATATTAAAAACTTACCAACTATACCATTTGCTTGCTGTCCATCTGGAACAACATTTGCTTTGGCAATAAACGCTAAAGTACCAATACCAGAAGTTGCACTTACTCCAGATATAAATACATAGTTAACGGTTTTTACTGTTGGGACATTTAAAGTAGCGGTACCAGCCTGTTCGGTTACTGCAACGTTTGCTTTACCAATAAAGGCAAGAGTTCCTAAAGCTAGAGTTGCTGATTGTTCGGTTACAGCTACTTTAGCTTCAGCATCTACAGTTACTGTACCAAGAGCGGCAGTTGCCCCTTGCTCTGTAACCGCTACATTTGCTTTGGCAACAACGTTTGGTGCATTTACAGATCCTGTAGCACCTTGTTCAGTTACATCAATATTAGCTTCAGCATCAATTTGAACCGCTACTGCACCAAGAGTGGCAACGGCATTAGGGACATTTACATTTGCTTCAGCATTTATGTCTAAGCTGCCTGGGGCAGCGGTAGCAGATTGTCCAGTAGGGACAACATTAGCTTTGGCAATAATGCCAACATTATTTACTGATCCTGTTGAGTTTTGTCCTGCTACTGGTGCATTAGCATCAGCAGTAACGTCTGGATTGTTTAGTGTTGAATTGGCAGACTGGCCATTTGGGACAAAATTAGCCTCTGCAATAATAGCAACAGTACCAACCGCTCCTGTAGCTGATTGGCCTGTTAATTCTACTGGGACTGGTTCGCCCCAAGGACCGTCACCCCAGGCTTGTCGACCCCAACCTGTTATTGCGGCCATTCAAGTCTCCTAGGCGATAGTTATGATAGCGTTGGCACCTGCTGTTGGGAATACTATTGTAAAGTCTCCAGCGGTAGATGTTTTTGATCCACCAAAGCTGATTGTTGCTACTGACTTATCTGCATCAGTATCGTTATAAATAAGACAACCACTTGCTGTAATAGTTGCGGTTGAAAATGTTAAATCAACAAAGTCAACAAATGCTGTTGTACCTGTTGATGAAGGTGCTGCAATAGCTGGTACTAAAGTACCGCCACCTGCTGAATAGCCTGTACCTACTACTTGTCCTGCAAGACCTGTAGAGTAAGCCGTTGTTGTTGCGTCTAGAGAGGCGGTTGCACCTGCATATAGGGCCAATTTAAAAGAATCGCCACCTGAAGCAAAATTATGCACGCCTTGCAATAGTTCTTTTTTAAAACTTGTTGTTAATGCGGATGAAATCGCCATTATAGTCTCCTAATTATATTTGCTAGTTCTTCTTCACCACTTTTCATTAATTGTTGAATGATTGTGGTTTTATATGATTTTATAGCATTATTAATGTAAATCAAAGCGACTTCTCTAATTAATTCACGATAAGCATTTGCTTGTTCTTTAATATGTGGAGCTTGCTCTTCTGAAACAGATACAATTTTTTTAACCATTTGATCAGCCCAAAACTCTGGTGGATGACCGCCAAAGTTAGAGGTTGCTACTTCTAATACGCCGAGTTTGGGAAAGCCTTCTTGTTTCAATATTTCTTAGGTTCGACAGGTCCTTTTAAATGTGAATCGTATCTATCAAGATAACCGACCTGTTTTTGATTAACGACTTTTGACTGAACTTCACTAACTTTTTTTACAGTTAATTTACCGTCCTTATCATGTCCTACTACTAATGGATCGTCTAAACGATGGTACCCATACAACTTATCTTCTGCTGGTATGTCAGCATCTAAGAGACTAGATCTTTGTGCTATATCTACCTGTATGCCTTCAGAAATACATTTAGAAAGCCAAAATTCAACACAACCACGACCTGCTTCAGCAAACATAACATTTGATTTGTAGGTAAAATCAATTCCAAATAAAGATATTTTTTTTACTTTATTCCAAAAAGCAAAAGCAACGGCGTAAGCTACGGTATTGTTTAGATAGTATGAATTGGTATCTCTTAAAACTTCTTTTACAGGATATTCAACCAATCCAGGACATCTTTCATCTTTTTCACAAGTATATATTGGCCCTTTGTGTTCTTTGAGAACTTTTGCCATTGTATTTGTTTGAGCACCAGCATCATCGGAATCTAAAAACCTAGATGCAGGATCCATCATAAATACACGATCGTGGAATATTACATTTGCAACTGCGTTTATTGCCCACACTTCATCAAAGTGTACGCCATGAGATTTAGCGATATTGTAGTCTTGCCAACTATTGCCTAAACCAACAATAGCAACAGACTTATTTAAAAGCTTCTTAATTGGCTTCATTCTTCTCCTATGTTACAGGCTTACGCAAAGCATCATAACGAAATTCGTCTTGACGCCCCCTTGCCTCTGCTCTGTTCTTCAGCCTTTGGACTTCTTGATTATATCGTGTTTCGTAAAGTTGTAAAAGATCGGGCTCACCTTTCAAAAAAGTATATGCTTCAACTAAGCAAGCATACAGTAAACCGTTTCTAGCATTTTTTGATAACCAAGTGCCTGTTGTGTCTGTAACTAGTGAGTTTGGTTTGTATAAATATTGCAATTCAACGTTGTAGTCTGCGTCTGGAACGGGCGCTATTAAAAAGGTAGAACCGTTATCAGATCCTGTTGATAGCTCTTTATCTAACTGAGCATAATATAGTGGCAAACCTCTTAAAGTAGCATCTGTTGGATCTTCTAAGTATTGTTGTATAAATGTTGGGTGTTTTAGATCTGCGTACCTATAATCGCCATTACCATCAATAATAGCTAAACTAAATGATAGAACGTAATCGGATGGACAGGTTAAAAATCTAGTTCCTGTAGAAACGTTACCACTTACTGTTTTTCTAAAAAAATCAAACTGAACTTCTTCAAACAATCTTTCTTCAGCATTTTTAATGATGTCATCTAACGTGTTAGTAAAAGTTGTTTCAGTTGATTGAACAAAATTTTGTATTAATGTTTTTAATTCAGCTAACGTCATGATGTAGTAATAGTAACACTTCCTACAGAAGATGTCCCTGATAATGGGTCGAAGTTAGATCCGATAGTATCGGTCGTTGTAAAGACTCTACCGTAGTTTTGATTTTCTTTATCCTTGTCTGGTCTTGGATCGTATAATGCTTCTGGATCAGCAACGTATGTTGGCGGCTCTAATTGTGGATGCTTGGGCTCATAACATTCAGGACAGGTTTTTAAACCATTCCATTCCTTTTTTAATTCCAGTAATTTATAGCGAAAGCCACATCTATCACAATGGGCTAACGCAAATTTGCCTATTGCGTATGCCATATTTATGCCTCAAAAAACATACCATTCACTCTTAAAAACTCACGTTCCATCGTTGAATGTTCAAGTATATTTCCTTTTAGTGTATCAGAATGTTTTAAACCTTGTGCTTCTATTTTTTCTATCCAATAGCTGAGTGGTTGTGGGTTTGGATGATAAACACCAGGAGTATTGTTAGCTGTTAGTATTAAATATTTATCACAATTTTTTACCAAAGTTTCAACAAACTTGTCAGCAAATTGTTCTGGTATATGTTCAGCTACTTCTACTGACCAAACTACATCAAACGGTTTATGAAATATTACAGGATTAACCGCTAAGTCTATAAGTGCGCAATTTGGTACTTTTTTTTCAAAGATAACATGATCGTCAACATCAATACCAAAAGCACCCCAACCAAGATCTAAAGCATTTTTTACTTGATCTCCAGTTGAGCATCCAACATCTAGCATGCTACGACAACCAATAGAATCTAGATATTGCAAAGACCCTAAGTCTTGGTGCGTCATATTGGCGTTACCGCCTGCGTATTTAGGCCGTCTCCACATTAATATGCTCCTCTAGAAAAAGGTCTTACTTTGAATGATGCTCTGTCTTCGTCTTGGTCTGCAGCTCTACGGAACTCTTCCTCGTATATGGCTTTGAGTTCAGGAGATCTTTGTGGACTTTTTTTAATACTAATGTAATAAGCAAGACCAGCAGCAAAACAGGGATAAAATCTAAAAGGAATGTCCATCGTGTTTCTTGCATTATCGGCATCATCTAATCTGGTTAATTTATTAAATCTTATTATATCAGTAGAATTTTCAGGTGCAGGGTAAACATATAAAGTTGGATTGTTTTGTTTGTCTAAAAAAAATTGCGAAGGTCTAGCTTTGGTGTCTTTATTTGGAATATTAAAATATTCAGATCTTGAAACTCTTTCTAACCTAGTGTCGGTAGTAGTAGAGCCAACCGTTCTTCTAACCACAACATCTAAAACATCAATAACATCAGTTCCTAACTGATAGCTTGCTGTTCCTTCAGTAACAGTTTGAGCCCCTGTTGCTATTGTCCATTGATTCAACCCTCTATTAGCCCATTCTGCCAACATTAAATTGGCTGACCTAATAGCGGTTCTTAAATCATAACCAGTTCTAAGCTCTAAGCCACATCTTTCGTAGGCCTCTTCAATAAACTCAGTAATGTCTGGCTCAAAATCTGTACTACCTGATACTGCCATCTTATCTTACTATTTCTGCACCTTGTCTTGATCTTCTGCTATTTGCAGATCCAGATTTGCAAGCAGAACCACCATCTTTAAATTTTTGGTACATGCCGCCGCCTCTCATTTTTTTTACTTCTTTACCATATTTATATTTTTTCATTTTGCTACCTTTTGCTTTATTACTTTTACCAGCCGCACTCAAAGCAATAGCTACGGCTTGTTTTTGAGGCCTACCCTCATCTAACAATTTTCTAATATTTTTAGAAATTGTTTTTTGTGATTTTCCTTGCTTTAAAGGCATATCATTATCTTATTGTAGTTACTTTTCTACGATTATTCATAACTTTACCACAACCTCTAGCAATAAAACCACCTGTCTTTTTCTTTTGCCAACTGACTCTTTTAGAGCTTGTTTTTTTCTTTATAGCGGCTGATGCCCCTTCTTTTTTACATTGAGCCATTGTTGGACGACAAGCAGGATAGCCTCTTTTTTCACCTTTTTCTCTACCACAAGGTTTGCCTGTCTTACAATCAACCCACCCTTTGCCTTTATTGCGGCCAAACCATTTTCTTAAACCTTCACTTTTGGCCATCAACTCATCCTTGTAGCTTTTCTTTTACCTGGCATCATTACGCCACACCCACGTGATTTAACCGTTACTGGACCGCCTCCTGCCATTTTTTTCTTTTTAGATTTATTGCCCCAGTTTGCTGCACCCACTTCACGACACTTACTTAAAGCACCACTAGCGTATGCAGAGGGCCAAACTTTATATCTTGATTTAACTTTGTGATAACACGCGTCTTTTGTACCTGCAGCCATAATTTAATTATATATCTCCTGGAACAGAATATGCTTTATTTTGCAAAAGTATTTCTCTATTTGCCATATGTTCTGCCTCAACGTCATCTTTGCTTTGACCGTTGTATTTAACTGCTAGATTTTGTGCGACCATAGCTTCATTGATATTAAGATCATCAACAAATATGCTACCCAAGACTCGACCATATTTTCCTTTCGAATCTTTTAGTTCGCTTTTAAGCAATATTTCTTTGCCGTTTTTTATTGAATCTTCTAGAAATTTTGCTGCTAGTTTGCCCCTAGCTTTTTCGTCTAAATCTTTAGTTCTTGATTCTGGTGTATCTATACCATAAAGACGAACACGACATTTATGCAGTATTGAAAAGCCTAAGTCTAAGGTAACGTCAATAGTATCGCCATCAACTACTCTGTTAACCTCACACTTGTATTGGTACATTTATCTATTTTTTTTGACCATACTTTTGTGAACAAATCTGTATGCTTCATTTTTTTTAGTAGATTTATCGTCTGCAACATATCTACCTTTTATGTCTCTATTTCTAACTCTTACAATATTAAAAAAGTTAGCCACTTTTTCTAAGAAACTCATATTTAACAATCCCAATCTCGTCTGGCCCAATAATTTGCACTACATCTGTCTGTAGTTCCGCCCATACCCCCACTCCTAGCGCAATATGATTTTTTTCTAGAAGCGGTATTTTTGTGCATTCCTAATTTTGCATCACCAAAAGTTATTCTTTTTACTCGGCTTTTTTCAGTACTACACCCTTTTACAAAAACAACTTTTCGTTTTTTACCATAACCAGGCTCGCCTTTTCTGATAGCTCTGGGTCTGTTTAGGGTTACTTTTTTCCCGCGGTAATCAGCCATAATTATTCTGGGTAAGGTCTGTTTTGTATTAAAACAATATCTAAAGCAGCAGAAACGGTAACTGTTCCTCCTGCCGAGTCTGCTTGTGCTCTAACTTCTATATCTGTTTTTTCAGTAAATTTTAAAGCATAAGGGTATGGAATTGTGCTATATCCTTCGCTTGATAAAACTCTGTCTTTTACATTAAAAACTCCGCCAAAGGGTCTGGCTACTAAACTTAAAATTGCGAATTTACCTGCCGAAGAAGATGCCGATACATCTTTTTGAGTAATATAACCAGTATAGCCTCTGGGTATGGTATAGGTCATCATTAGAGTTTGATTGTCGCCTATACCTACTGTAGCGTATTTGTTGGTAGGCACTCCAACTGAAGGTGTTGCTTCTGTTCCCACATATAAAACACCAGCATTACCACCGCCAGTACCAGCAGTATTTACTACAATTCTATTAACTCTAAACCAAGTGCTGCCATTTAATTCAACACCTGTTTGACCATTTAAACTTACAGTTTCTATTTTTTCATCAAAATTATTATCTAAACCATATACTGTTACAGTTCTTGCACCAGTACCTGCTGCTGTATCATCAGTAGATGAGCTTGATATATAAAGTGTTGAAGCTGAACTTAAATATGAATATAAACCACCTTGAAGCCATACGGTTGCTAAACTGGTACCTACAGCATCATTAAAACCAAATTTGTGTACGGGTTCGTGAAAGCCAATATGACCTCTTGCAACTTGAAGCTCAAAAGGTTCAGAAGTCCCAACTCTTGAAATTGATGAGACTTCTTGTGCCATTTTTTATGAATGAAAAACAGTAACGCGATCTATATTAGATAGTGTTGCATGAATACCGCTTTCAAATAATACTCCTTGATCTGGAATATTTAATGTTTCAGTATCGTCAGCATTACAAGGAGCAATAAATATTGTATCTCCTGAAGCAGAACCATCTCTAAAAGTAACGGTCCCATCAGAAGCTCCTCCTGCAATTACATACCCTCTTAATCTAGATCTACCGCTAACAAGACTAACGCCGCCAGTAGCGGCACTAGTTGTTGTTGCTGTTTTTACATCTGATCCAGTTAATCTACTAGACATATATTATCCTAATTATGCGTCAGCAAATGGAGTTACAAGAGTTCCTGAACCAAGAACTATACCTTCAACTGCATATTTATCATCTGCAACTGCAGTTACTTTAACTACGCTACCTGCTAAACCGCCTTGTGTTGTACCATTTAATGTAATGACGTCATTTGTTGCACCAGAAATAAATGTTTTGCCTGTTGCATTGTTAACACCAATATACAAACCACCAACAAATTTATCTGTACCATCTGTTAAGATGTCCAAATCTGTTGCTGCAGTTTCTATAACAAAATAGAAAGATGCTCCTAAATTGTTTAGTTGATTTGGATCTGTAGAATCGCTTGGGCTTGATGCGTTAATTGTTGGTAACGTAAACTTACCATCAGCATCATTACAGACCAATACTTTTCCAGCATGATCATCAACTGTTAAACTTGTATCAGCTGTCAGACTGACAACTGCACCACTACCTGCCGAAATAAATCCGTTTAAAGATTTTACAGGTCCTGAAAATGTAGATTTTGCCATTTTATTTTGCCTCCTATAACTATCGTCTTGGCTTGTCTGCTAGGTCAGTCGATAGCTAGATTAATTACCTAGAACTTAAGTGTATTATACAGCTTCTTTCAGTTCAACTGGTAAATTTTGTTCAGCTTCTTTTATTGAAGATAAGGAGTTAAATAGATCCTTGTATGATTTTTCAATAATTGGATCTTTGCCATACGTTTGTATTAGCTCATCGCCAATCATTTCAATCAAGCATCTTGCTGCGAATAGTTTGTTATTGATTTCTTTTATTTTATTTTCTTGTGACATATTTCTAAACTCCTTTTTTTGCCGAATCTCATACTCTAATGAATTCTCTAAGTTTATCAACTTCTTTTCTAAATCAGAATACCCTGGCCAGTCTCTGATTTGCTCAACGGTCCTTCCGCAGCCCTGACAACGATCATGAAATGGAATATTTGTGGTCGTGCAGTTTCCCGTACAAGGATTCTCGCACAAACTTGATGAGGCTTGATCATGTAGTTTCATATTACCTCCAGTAACAAAGTAAATATACTACAGGTAGAAAATCAAGTCAAAAAAAAAGGGAGGCCGAAGCCTCCCCGAAAAGAACACTTAATGCTTATGCACCTTGTGAACCGTCGACACATCTCCAGTTTGAGAATCCGAAAGAATATCTTTCTCTGGCTTTGTATCTCATGTTTCCTGTATCAAAATCACCTTCTAGTGAAGTTGAAAGAGGAGATCTGACAAAATGCTTAAAGCCATCAGGCACATCAGTTTTAATGAAGAAAGCATCTGGGTCATTGAGGTAATGGTTTACCACATAACCGTCAGGAAGCATTCCTTGATTTCTGATTGAGTTGATGTCGTTGTCAGAAGTACCAACTCTACCTGGAGTATTCATTAATCTATCAGCCACGAACTGAAGTTGTGGTGGAACGATTAGTTTCATACCCTGTAAAGCAATACTTAGTCCTCTATCATCAGTCTGAGTAGAAATTCTGATTAAGGTATCTTCTAACGAAGTTTCGTTCAAGTCAGCAAATGTGCTTGCTCTGTTTGAACCACTCCCGCCACTTGATAGTGGGTGTGATAGAGAGATCAAAGGTTGACCATCGCCACCTGGGAATGATGTTGAGAAAGCATTATTAAGAATACTTGCAGCTTTGATCTGCTTAGTATTAGCCATACTTCTAGCTAGTGCTTTGGTATATCTTGAACCAAGTCTGTCATACAAGTTATCTTCAACTGCTTCTTCAGTTAAAGCAAAAGCAAGAGCAATTGTTTCATGCTCGTATCTTGCTGTAAATCCTTCGTTAGCATTATCAAATGCTACACCTTCACCTTCTGGCTTGACTGGTGCGTTACCGAAACCGACGATTAAGACTTCTTCTTCAAAAGCTCTATCTGAAGACTCTTCTTCGAAAATTTCAGCATGCTCATTATCGTAACGAGCATATTCCATACCAAACAAGGCATTAAGGCCAGGTTCTAATTCTTTTGCTAATTGCGCTCTATTTATAGCCATATTATTATCCTACCTTATTAAACACCAGCATCTGCTTCGTAAGCATGCTCATTAATCTTCACGATTACGTTTACGTTTGCTGCACCTAGTTCATTGTTTTCTGGATCTTTTGAAACCCCAACTAATCTGTAGTTAGCGGTTCCAGCTGTTGATGTTCCAGCAACCTCAGCTTTTGATTGTCCTGAGAATGATGATCCTGCAGTATATGAAATATCTACGTTAGCACCAATATCAGATCTGGACAAAGTACCAGCTGATTGAACTTCGTATAGGTTATACGGGTTATCTTCTACGAAAGCTACAATGTCACCTGTTGCCGCTTGAGCAGCAGGGAAATAAGAGTTATAAACTACCTCTTTGGAAACGGAATCTTTGTATTTACATCCTCTAAAGATACCTAGAATTTTAACGTCAGCTGCAGCATCGGCTACGTCGATGTAACCGCCAGCTAACATTTTTACAGGATCTCCAGAATAAATACCTTGAGTTGAACCAGATTCAATATTGTACTCGCTAACTTTGTTCAAGTTATCGCCAGACAAATTGCCTACTAGCTTAAACCCAAATGGATTATCTTTGTTTGCCATAATTATCCTTATTAAAAGTTAATCTAAAATTATTTACGTTTTCCTCCACCAAAGGTCACACTAGAAGTTCTTCTTGGTGCCATTATTGGAGAACGGCTATCAGATTCTTTCATGAGGTCGTTGTCTACCGCTTGTTGTGCAGTTTCTGTTCTGCCGCGATAGTAGGCGTTACGTTCGTTTCTTGTTTCCTCTGGAATCTTTGCCAAAAGTAAACCACCAATACTTACAACTCCTGCATGTTTACCGTCTTGAATAGATGGCAAATCAAAATTTTGTAGCTCTTCTGCTCGTACCAGTTCAAAACCTTCACGAGTTCTAGCCATTATATTTTTCTTGTCATCTTGGTTTAGAACTTCTGCTCTAATCCAACGATAAACGTAGCCTGGAGGTGCAGGCGGGGTTTCTAACATACTTGGGGGTGCCCAAGGTTTGCGTGCGCTACTAGCTTCACGAGTATCAGCAGAGCGGGACACTCTGTCATTAATAAATCTTCCCTTTGAATCTCTTTCCATTTTTTACCTTTTTACAAATTTTGCGTACTCACTAAGAGGTACGTTTAGTTTCTTTGCCATCTGAACTTCAGAAGGCGATAATCTTACTTGTTTCTTTCCACCTGAAACGTTTGTGTCAGCTCTTGCTGCCGAAGCAACTCTCTGTTGAGGTTTGCTTGTTTTCACGTCAAATTTGTGTGGAAATTCTTGTTTTATCCTTTTATCAACCTCAGTATAATACTCATCGGATGTAGGATCAAATCCTTCATTCTCAACGAGATTACGATGAATGTTAAAAGCCGCTAATGTCATAGTCTCATCTTGTCCAAACCATTCATTTTTTTGCGCCCAATCTTGAGCTTTTGGATCTGGATCAGCAGGAGGTTGATATTGCGGTTGTGGCTGATAATTTTGATAGTTTTGTTCTTGTTGTTGACTTTGGTATTCAACTTGCGAACGAGAGGTTGCTATCTTATTTTCTTCAACAGCAATTTTAGCCAAAATATCTTGAGCTTGAGCCACCTTATCATAATCTGCATTTTCATGAGCCGCTTTTAGTGCAGCAGTAGCTTGTGCTCTTTGGGATTTAAGCCTGTTTTCAGCTTCCGATAAATAAGATCTATCTAAGCTTGAACTTCTCTGTTGAAGTTTTTTGTTTTCTTCTTGCAATTGATTTGCATACGAATATGCGGACTCACTTGCCCTCTCAGCCTCTCTCAGTCTGCGAGTTAAATTTGATATACGTTTTTGAACACGATCTGAATAATCCTCTAGCTCACCTTCTTCTTGTTCAGAAGATTCGGCTACTTTTTCTTCAGGCTGTTCACTTTCTTGAGGTTCAGAACTTTCTTCAGGAGAGTCAATCTCAACGACCTCACCCTCTTCAATTAGTTCTTCCTTTTTAGCTTCTTCTGCCATAAGTACTCCTATACTGCAACGATATCGGTAGGATCTTGTATAGTCGCAATCACCTCATCATCATTAATGATTCTGCATTCAGCATCATCACCCAATTTGAATCTGGCGCCTGCGTATCGACCTATCAATACCCATTGTTTTTCTTCACACCAGCTCTTTCCTCCAAACTTGTCATCTTTATAACAGAGCGGCCCCATCTTAACAACGTATGCACATACGGTTGCTAGGGTTTCCCTGTCAATTGTGTTCTGTACTAAATGAATGCCGCCTTTTGATACTCCTCTACCAGCAAAAGGTAGAATGAGAATACGCCATCCAGTTGGTTGTGGCATTCTTTCTATAATAGATTTATCTAAAAGTGTTGGGTCCAACACACGTGATTCTTCAGGCACATACGCCTGGTCGATTTTATCGCCTGTATCTTTGTTTTGCTCTTCTACTTTTCTAGCAACGTGATCAGGAACTATCACCTTGTTCGTCGTCATCTTCTATAACTCTTCCTAGCAGCTCTCTAAGTTCAATTTCTACATCGACGAGAGAACTGTAACGTCCACGTAGAAACTCATATTGGCTCATATCTTTGACACCAGCCAATAATGTGTCTTGTATATCTTCTTTTCTTTCTTGAAGATGTTTTGTTAATTTATCTCGTAACCAAATAACCGACACTAATAAACTCCAGAGAATTTGGTACCTGATTCAGCTATACCAACACCCCTAGATTTACCTTTGCCCATTCCTGGTTTCGGATCTACACTTGCATCAAATTTTTCAACCTTGGCATAACTAACACTACCCTTATTAGAGTAGCTATTTTTGTTGTTATGAACTTTAGGTTTTAAAAGCTTTGATACTTCTGTTCTTTTAATCATGTCCGTATTATTACACTATTTGTTATATTTGTTAATTAAATCTTGTATTTTCAATTGTTTTTGCATTTCCATACGATCTCTTGTTGTATCGTCTTTTAAGCGTGCAATCTCTTCTTGAGTTTCAATTCTTTCACGATCTATTTCATCTTGTCGACGTGATTCATCTATTTTTCTTTGTTGATCAGCAACAAACTGTTGTTGTTCTTGTGCTAGTTCTTGACCTTTTAAAGCAAGCTCTTGCTTTCTGATTGTTACTAACGGATCTTCATCAGCAGGTGCACCTATTTGTTGTGTGTACTCATTAACAAGTTGAGCTAGTATTGGTGATGAAAATTGTGCCAATAGATCTTGTGCTTGCATTTGTAGTTGCTGTCCTTGTTCTGGTGGCACTTGTTGCAACTGTTGATTTATTTGATCGTACTGCCCTTTAACTTCTGGTGGCATTTGTTGTATTGCTAAACCGTCTGCTTTCATCTGTAAGTGCTGCATAATGTGTGAGTGTATGGTTGCTTGCACCTGAGCATTTGATTGTACTGGTGGAGTATTTAGTAAAGCCATATGAGCAGCAATATGCGCATCGTGATTTTGTTGTGGAAATGCTGATGCTGGTTGCCCCATCATTAAACCGTTATTCTCCATACCAGCTTCTATTGGTGCTGGTTGTGTTGGAGGTGGTGGTGTTAGTAGCTGATCAATATTATCGACACCTATAGCAGCGTACATTCTACGATAGGATTCATAAACACCATCTGGACCATGAATTTGTGGGTTTGATTGCACCAACTGCATCATTTCCTGCGCCATAGCAATTCTTTGTGCTGTACTAAATATGTCTGGGTTTGATACTGGAATAATATCAACACGATTATCAAAGTCTTGTGCTTTGATTTGTACATTACCATTAGCTGTCATGTATGGATATTCAGGTGGTAAATATTCTTGGAATACGGTTGCTAATATTTTAAATTCTTTTCTTTGTGCATTATGCAATCTTTTATGAATTGCTGATAAGACTTTGGTCGATCTTTCAAGCAGAGCCATAGTTGTTCCAACTGGTGCTTGCGGAT